TTTCATACGCCTATGTGATCGCTGACATATTCCAGCCGCTTGCTTAGATGCGTGTTGGCTAGTGCAATATGTTTGACATCGTCCGTTATATTCGATTGTTTCAGCCGTGCATATGCCGTGCTTATCATTGTTTAAACAATGTTTTCTATCGCAATGTATCTGTGTCATTCTTACACTCCTCTGATAGATTTATACAAAAAATGAGATATATCCACGTAGATATACCTCATTATGTGATAGTTTTATTCATTTTTATTGTGTTGATTATTCAAAACTAAAGTTATACCGTTGGACTTCTGCCAATGTAACCACATAGGAGTTAGCGTTCCTTCTAATTCTCTATATTATGATTAGTTCCTAGGAAACAAATATAACTTCAGTTTTCAACAATCACTCAAAACTAGGTGCGTTGTTGATGATATGACAATGTATGCTATTGAGTTCAACCATGAAAAAACAAAGTTAAAAAATAAACACACCTAGTTTTCAATGATCATTACACACTCAATACCAACAACTAACTATTATGAATCGTACTTGTGTTAGGTTAAGTAACAATAGAATATATGACTAATTTTGGAGGCCCAGTTAGTTGTCAGTATTCAATATGTAAAAACCAATTAGGGTAGGTTCGTATTTAAGGTCAATAAGCTATGTTGAAAATATTCGACCTACCCTTATTAGTTTTGCAGTAAATTTTTACAAATTCTTAACACATACTTTGAAATTAGAAAAAAGTATTGTATTTCACTCATTAATCAAATATGGTTGCGCTGCTACTCTGTGTCCATCGATGAATTGTCCCACACCACATTTCGCCCATATACAACAAAGGCGCACTCTTATGTGGGTGCGCTTGTTGTTGTGTTTTGATTTACCTTTACAAGGAAAGAGTGAGTACAAGTCGCTTAGTGGCAACTTCTACATATATATTATACCTAATAGCAAACTCACTTGATACGGACAATCACGGACATTTGCAGACATTACTGGACAAGTTTTTTCCAAATTCCAATAGCGCTTTTTGCTTATATCGTTTTGCTTGTTTCGTGGAGTAGCACCCTATCATTTTGTAGGCATCTTCGGTTGTATTGTTGAGTACAAACTCATAACGCAAGATGATTGCCCCTAACTTTTCATCTAAGCTATCAATCTTAGTGATCGCATCGCATTTTAGTTTTGATAGTTCATCAATACGCTTATCACGTTCTGCTACTGTATCAAGAAATCTAGCTACGCTACCCTCTAACCCTTGCGGAGTGCCACCGCCAGTTACTCGGTCTTTACTATAATCAATAGCACCTATTGATGTAAGGTTCGCTCGTAACTGATTGATTTCTTCTTTGATAGATGCAATCTGTACATCAATTAACTTAACAGGTTGTAGATACTCAACCGCCTTTTCTATTAGTTTCTTTTCGTCTAGTTCGTTCAAACGCTCACCCCTTTAACGATGCACCAATAAAATCGACTATTTCCATAACGTTAGTGCCGTTATATTGCACAGCTTGAATTTCATTAACCCTTTTCTCATATCGTCTAAACACTTTCTATCCACTCTCCTTTATCCTCATTCCAAACAAACATCACTTCATCTTCTAAATAAAAGTTATCATCTTCATCAAATCCATAGTTTTTATCATACTCAATGGCTTTACCTATATAGAACACAGTTTCTTCGCTCTCAAATGCAAGCTGGCACAAGAAATCAAATGCATCTTTATAGCTTTGAGGTGCGATGTAAAAGTCGGAATGTTCAACATATCCACTATAATTTAACATTTCCATTGGTTTCCCCTACTGATAACGAATTATATATTTGATGTTTGATTTTAAGTCTTATTTTATCAACAAAAAAGTCCAACCTCATGCAATGTTCTATTTCAAATATTGTTGATAATTCTGTAATAGTTACAGTTGATAATTTATATATAATTTTTATGCTACTGTCCTCTCTTTCAATCTTAGGTTTACAGATTGTATCACCAATAACAATTGTTAAAGCACTAGATAACAATTCTAAATTAATCATACACACCCCCATATTGTTTATCTATTTCATATCTATATTGTGATATAACTTGTTTCTTTATATCCAACGCAAGTTGCTCTAGCGTAAGATTTAAAAGTTCTAATTTAATCAATGGTAATTCTATACCTATATTGATATCTCCATATTTGTAGATAATACTAAATCCACCAAAATCATATGTAACTTTAGGCTCTAACAATTCATCGTTATAAACAAAGGTCAACGCACGTTGCAATGTATAAATAGTATCTTCCATACCAATTCGTTTTATATCGTTATAAATCCTCATGCTCACCTCTTATGATAGGGCGGATATTTCACCGCCCGCCTTTCTTTATTTAAAACAACTATTTTTACTTACCAGTACTACCAATACCACCAGAACCGCGCGCCGTTTCAGTTAATTCATCAACTTCTAATAAATTCAATGCGCCAACTGGTACAAGAACACCTTGCAACAATCTATCACCCTTTTGAATTAGATATGCATCATCGCTGGTATTTTTAAATATGCCTTTAATTTCACCGCGGTAATCTGCATCAATCACACCAAAGGAATTTGGAATGACTAACGGAGTTTTACTCATGCTCGATCGTGGCGCAAGCATTAACATATATCCCTTTGGAATTTCCATTGCTAAACCTAGCGTTACATATTGCGTTTGATGCGGTTCTACAACAACGCTTTCCGGTTGGTAAAAATCCATTCCGGCAGCGGCCGCACTGCCCATTTTAGGTAACAATACGCCATTCATAAACCGCTTAACCTTGATTATGTTCTCTTTTTCACAACCAAATACAAACTTCTTTAACTTACAGATTAAACCCATTTAATATCCCCCTATTTTAAAAGTTGTTCTAATACGGCGTTTCGCCTGTCCATGATACGAATTTCTGCCCGCGGGTTTTCTTTATCGATACCGGCTATGCAGCTTTCACCATATGAACATATCCATTTATCATCGTCGATCACACCGGCTTTTGTTAATATATCACTGGTTGCTTGCAGTAATCCTATTAGATCCGGCCAACTTCTTTTATTAGGCAAGTAATATTTACACTCAACAACTACAATGCCAGATATATGCAGTTTCTTTCCAGCCAATTGCCATAAACATGCATCTTCATAATTTGAATAGGCTTCCGACGGAATATAACCCCGTTTGTTGCCTTTTTTTATTATTTGCCCGTGGTTCTTTTTAGTAATCGGGCGTCCTTTGAATACTATGTCAATTACGCTCATTTTCTGCCAACCTCACATTGCACGGTTCTGCTTCTGTAATCACGCCCAGCATTCCATTGCTCCAGCTTGTTGCCCCGTAATTAAAATAGCAAACCTTCCCCCTGTTATATCTGGCAAAATACCGCCTTAACACTCCGTATGTAGTTTTGATAATGATAGGCGTATCAACCGGAACCTTTTCCCATTCCACAATACCCAGTAACGCACCAATAGAATATTTATCTGTTTTAGGACTTAAACCCAATACACGGCATGGAATACGCGGCGTATGCTCCCGCACTTTAAAATGTCCACCGTTTTCAATAAAATCTGGGTTTACAAAATAAGCATATACCCCGATAATTTTAATATCTCTATATCCTTCTTGGTGCATTTGTTCTAATAACCATTTTTGCTCATTCGTCATAATTCAATTCCCCTTTTGTTAATAAATGCTTGATTTGTTCCTTAACATGATACAAATACAACTCCATTGTTCCGTTAAAATGTTGTAAATTTTCTTTTGAAATTACTTGTCTTAACCGTTTTTGCTTTATACCGTTTGGAATATTATATTCAACGATGATGCAATAAGAATTTGCGGTTATATTTGGTTTTAAAATTCTATTTCCAATAACAATGGTTAAAGCACTTGCAAATTGTTCACGTGTATATGTTAGATCATTTGCCTTCACAAGTTTCTTCATTTTCCACACCTTTTATTTTGATATTCAAACGCTATTTCCGTTTTTGGAGCATTAATCATAACAATAATGCTATGATGTGCGGGCGATTTTGTATGCTCGCCCGTTTCACTTATAAATTTAATGCGCTTAGTTGGTATGTATACGCTTATATTGGTTTTGCTAAACAATTTATGCCGTTGTACCCCCCCCCAGTGTATCTATAGGCAATACCAGTACACACGGGCGCCCCGTTTCGATGCATCGCGCTATAATTTCATCTTTATTGCTATATGGCGGGTTAGTGATTAAATAATCAAATTCATATTCTCTAGTTAAAAAATCACTAATGCCGTATATAGCCAATGGATCATATTCGCGTGTAACAATTTTTGTAAAATTGCTTTTATCTGTATCAAACGGCAATAAGATTTTATCGCCAACTTTCGGCGGGAATACATTAAGCATCATTTGAACTGTTTCTATAGGCGTGTACCACTCATCACTTTTAGCACCTTTTATTAATGCTTGTTTCATTATTCACCCTTTACTATGCGCCATATGTTCGTTTCACCACTCATCGAATGCGCATCATATTCAAGCAGCCACTTCAAACAATGCCGCCCGTGTTTAAATTTATCAGGCTTATTTCTAGGCCCCGGACTTGCATAAGTTACCGCTTCAACCCATTCACAATGCGCTTCATATGTGTACCACGGATACATAAGGCAATAGGCTTTTATGTATTGTTGTTTACGCTTTCTTTGTACCAGTTTCATCTTCTATGACTTCCTCACATTCAATTAAGCACGTAATAGGCGATACCGAAACATTTACATTTGAAAATACGTCTTTAAAAGTAATTACCTTTGCATATCCAAGATTAATATTGCTTATTACTGCATCATACACTTCCATGTCGGAACTTCTTTCATATTTATCTTTAAATGACTGCGTTTGATACCTTCTAGTCGCACCATTCATAAATACTGTTATTTGTAACATATTTACTCCTCACCTTTAAAAAACACCAACCAAACCGTTTTACCTCGCCGTTGCCCTAAAATTGGCTCAACAGGCAATAATGGTCGCACTTTTGGTAATGTTATTTGTTCCTCGTTCCATTTGAAGATTAACGTTCCGTTTTGTTTTAGTACTCGCCAACATTCAGAAAGACCTTGCTTTATATCCTCTTTCCAATCCGGCCCTAATTTACCGTATTTTAATTTTAAAAAGGATGTATCGCCAGCACTCACTAAATGTGGCGGATCAAATACTACAAGATAAAATTTTTCATCTTCAAAAGGCATCTTGCGAAAATCTGCAATCACATTAGGTTTTACAATTAATTTCCTACCATCACATAGCGTTGTTTCTAATGTACGGTTATCCATATAAACAGTTTCTTCATGTTCTCTATCAAACCAGAACATTTTAGAACCGCAACATGCATCAAGAATTTTCATTCTTCACACCTTATTTTCAAAAGGGTTTATAGTTTCAAACACCACGAAAGACGTATTGTTGTACCCGTTGCGTTTTTCCCATTTACGAAATACCGCGGTTAATTCTTCTTGTAATTCATCTATATGTTCTTGTTTTACATCTAGTAGATAATCTTCCGACCATTCCGCTATTTCATCGTCAAGATCATAATCTACAACATCATTGATAACCCTTTCAGCATCAACCTTTGGAACATAATAATATGGATTTGCCACCCTAACACTTGGTACTTCACTATCTGGATATGTACTTGCAAAATCATTAACGGCATCTTCAATGCTTTTTTGCGGCCAACCTACATACCCACCAAAACACCAACACCACTCATTCTCATTTTTTACTAGCATTTTTATCACCCTTTAGAACGGAACATTTTCATCGTTGCCTTTATCATCTGCAAAATTTTCAAAGTTACTTTCCGTTGCCGTATCATTCAATGCGGATACACCAACAAAACCGGCTATAACTTCCGTAACATATTTCTTTTGTCCGTTGCTATCTTCATAAGAGCGCGTTTGAATACGCCCCTCTACGAATAAGCGGTTTCCTTTGCGGTAATTTCCTACTGCTTCGCCTAGTTTTCCCCAAGCCACACAGTTGATGAAAGCAGTTTGTTCTTTTGTTTCGTTTGTAGCACTATCAATGTATGTATTGCTTGCCGCTACCGTAAAAGTGGCCACCGCTCGACCACTTTGTGTATAACGCACTTCTGGATCACGTGCTAAATTACCTAAAAT